CTACAGGTACAACTGGTTCACAAGGTACAACAGGAACCACTGGTTCTCAAGGTACTACTGGTACGCAGGGTACAACTGGAACAACAGGTTCACAGGGAACAACAGGTTCTCAAGGTACAACTGGAACACAAGGTGTTCAAGGTATCCAAGGACAGAACGCTGGCATCCTCAGCGTTGGTTCTGGTCTATCACTTTCAGGTGCTGGAGACTTAACAGTTGATACAACAACAATTGCTACTAAGGCTTATGTTGATGCAACTGCAAGCGGACTAGATGTTAAGGCATCAGTTCGTGTAGCAACCACAACAGCTGGAACTCTTGCATCATCGTTTGAAAATGGCGATGTTGTAGATGGAGTAACACTTGTTACTGGAGACAGAATTCTTGTTAAGAATCAAGGAACTGGCGCAGAAAACGGTATCTACGTAGTTGCTTCTTCTGGAGCACCTGCTCGTGCAGCAGATGCAAATGTAAGCGCAGAAGTTACCGCTGGTCTATTCACCTTCGTATCAGAAGGTACAGCTAATGGAAACACTGGTTGGGTTCTTACAACAGATGATGCAATAACACTAGACACCACAGCGCTAACGTTCACACAGTTCTCAGGGGCTGGAACGTATGCAGGTGGCGCAGGTCTTACTCTAACTGGAACAACATTTGCAGTTGGTGCTGGAACTGGTATCACAGTAAATGCTGATGATGTAGCAATTGATACTGCAGTTGTTGTACGCAAGTATGCAACTACTATCACACCAGCAAACCCATACACAGCTACAGAGTTCACACTTAGCCACAACCTAGGAACTACAGACATTCAAGTAACTGTCTATGAAATTTCTAGCGCGATGGAAGTTGTTACTGATGTAACTTACATTACTACTAACACAGTTACTGTAGGATTCGCAGTCGCTCCTGCTTTAGGAGAGACATACCGAGTCGTAGTTCACGCTTAATAACGTACTAAAAGGAGTTCATCAGTATGGCCCGTAAGTTTGTTGTACCACTAGGCCTTTTGCCTTCTGCTAACGACCCTACGGGCCACACTGCTGGTGAAACTTACTACAACACCACCTTTAACACTATTAAAACTTATGATGGTGCAGCGTGGAAATCTGCAGGAAGCGTGACAAGCATAGATGGCGGTATTCCGTCTGATACATATGTAATTGAGTTTGATGGAGGTACACCTTAATGGCAACAAAGATTCAAATGCGTCGAGGCACTACGACACAATGGAATACTGCCGACCCAACACTCAGCGCTGGTGAAATTGGATACAACACCACCCTTAAGAAGTTTAAAATTGGTGATGGAACTACCATTTGGAGCCTGCTTAATTACTTTGTTGACACCGTTGGAATATCAGATGCTATTGCTGGTGCAGCCTTAAATACTACAGATGACCTTTCAGAGGGTACATCTAATCTTTACTTTACTAACTCACGTGTAGCAGCTGCTCTCAATAGCGGCACCCATACAAACATTACCTTTACATATAATTCTGGCCCCAAAACTATTGATGTTAATGTGCCAACAGTTCAAGGAACAACAGGAGCGCAAGGAACAACTGGCGCACAGGGAATTCAAGGCACCACTGGTACTCAGGGAGCAACGGGTACACAGGGCAGCACTGGTGCTCAGGGAACCACTGGAAGCCAGGGAACCCAAGGTATTCAAAGCCAGCAAGGTACAACTGGTACTCAGGGTACAACTGGAGCCCAAGGCACTATTGGTGCACAAGGCACTACTGGTACTACTGGAAGCCAAGGCACACAAGGCATTACTGGTAGTCAAGGTGCAACAGGTTCAACTGGTTCACAGGGAACTACTGGAACAACTGGTAGCCAAGGTACGCAAGGAACTACAGGTAGCCAAGGAACAACTGGTTCTACAGGTAGCCAAGGCACACAAGGTATTCAAGGAATTACTGGTACTCAAGGTATTACTGGTCAAAACGGTAACTTTGGTGGAGCATCTTTTGATTACACATACAGCTCAACAACAACTGCAACAGACCCTGGTACAGGAAAAGTTCAATTTAACAATGCAACTTTAGCCTCAGCAACTGCAGTCTACTTAGATGCAAGTAATGATGCTTCAACTGATATCTCATCTTTCCTTAACACTATTGGAACTTCGACCTCTACACTCAAGGGTCACTTCCGCATGTCAAAGAAGTTTGACGATAATACATTTGCACTCTTTACAATCTCTTCAGTAACAAACAACACTGGTTGGTTTACTGTAAGCGCATCATATGTATCTGGTAACGGAACATTTACAAACTTAGATGACATTGTTATTACCTTTGCTCGCACAGGTGACAAGGGCGACACTGGTACACAAGGTGCTACAGGTTCACAGGGCACTACAGGAACTACTGGTTCTCAAGGCACCACTGGAAGCCAGGGAACCACTGGTACTACAGGTAGCCAGGGAACCACAGGTACAACTGGTAGTCAGGGCACACAAGGCACTACAGGTAGCCAAGGAACCACTGGAACCACTGGTAGCCAGGGAACGACTGGAAGTCAAGGTACACAAGGAACCACTGGTGCTCAAGGCACACAAGGCACTACAGGCTCTCAAGGAGCCACAGGTAGCCAAGGTGCTACTGGTACCCAAGGTACACAGGGCGTCCAAGGTGGATTTGCATTTAGCTTAGGTACAGGAGTTCAAGGTTTCTTAACTACCCCATCCTCTGCAAACCTTGCAACAGCACTCACAGATGAAACTGGAACTGGCGCAGTTGTATTTGGCACTGACCCAACCCTATCTCTTCCAGTAATCAATAACATCAAACTTGGTTATGCAACTACTGTAACAGCAGCGGGAACAACCACCCTTACTGCTACAAGCGGTAGACAACAACTCTTTACTGGCTCTACAACACAAACAATCGTTCTGCCAGTAACAAGTACTCTAGCAACAGGTCTGTCTTACGAGATTGAGAACAACGCAACTGGTAACTTAACTGTAAACTCATCAGGCGGTAACTTAGTAGCAACAGTAATTCCTGGAACAACCGCACATATCTTGTGTATTGGAACTGCTGCTACAACTGCCGCTGACTGGGACCTTGACTTCATTGCATTTGGTACTTTAACTGGAACAGGTGCTAACGTACTTGGTACTGGGCCAACTATCTCTAACCTTACTATTACAGGGACTTTAACAGCGGGTGCTTCAGTAGGTACCAATGGGTATGTATTGACCTCTACTGGTTCTGGAACTCAGTGGGCAGCAGCAGCGGCCGACGCGACTCCTACCGTATTCATGTTGGGCGGAATGTAGGCTACAATTCATTTATGAATTTGGTGCAAAAATCGGTACAAAACGGCGGTAAATTAAAACCGCTAATAATTCCTGCAGAAGTAACTAACGGTACTGGGTTGATGAACCCATCTGTCTTTATAGATGATGATGGCGATATTCTTTGTATTTTGCGCCACATAAATTACTCCCTTTATCACGCCGAAAATGACCAACGCTTTCCTAGCGTTTGGGGTCCACTGGCATATCTACATCCAGAAGAAGACCAGAGATTAGTAACTGCTAATTATTTTTGCCGTTTAGATAAAGATTTAAATATTATTAACTACACCCTTATTGATACTACTAAGTTAGATGTAAAACCTATCTGGACATTTGTAGGAGAAGAAGATGCACGCCTAGTTAAATGGGGCGGAAAATACTATGCCACAGGTGTTCGTAGAGATACTACTACCAATGGTCAAGGGCGCATGGAGCTATCAGAGTTAAAGATTGATAAGAAGAAGTGGACCGCCAAAGAAGTATCGCGTGTAAGAATTCCAGCGCCAATAGATGAAGACTCGTATTGTGAGAAGAATTGGATGCCAATTTTAGATAGAGAGTTCCAGTATGTTAAGTGGACATCTCCTACTGAGGTTGTAAAAGCTAACCCTAAAGAGCCTAAGTGCGAACAGGTTTCTCACAAAGAAGGTCTTAGCACTAACTCTGACCAACGTGGTGGTTCTCAAGTAATTAAATGGGGCGATAAATATATTGCTATTACCCATGAGGTAGTTTTATTTAAAAACTATATGAAGCAAAAAAATGCCACCTATCGCCATAGATTGTGCGTATGGAATGAAGAGTTTGTGTTGGAAGGCATGTCTCCATCTTCGTGGTCATTTCTAGATGGGCAGATAGAGTTTGCTGCAGGCGCTGCTCAATTGGGCGATGACTTACTAATAACCTTTGGATATGTTGATAACGCCGCTTTTGTACTACAGGTTCCAGGGGTTGTAGTAGAGAGCATGATTGCAGAGGCAATGAATGTTTAAAGTCATAGATGAGCTAGTTACAGAGTTAAGTAATGACCCGTTTAATCCAGTGCTTTGTTTTAATATTGCTAATGAATATAAAGCTATTGGACAGACGGCTTCGGCCATATCTTTCTACTTAAGAACTGCAGAGTATGGTTATTACACACACCCTGAATATGTCTACGCCTCGCTATTAATAGCTGCAAACTGCTTTGAAATACAAAAGAATAGACAAGCTACAGTGCAGAACTTATTCTTTAAAGCTGTTGCCTACCAACCAGGGCGACCAGAGGCATGGTTCTTACTTGCTCGCTATAATGAGCGCAACAAGAGCTGGCAAGAGGCTTACACCTATGCAGAGACTGGTCTCTATAGATTATCGGGCAATCACGCACCTCTTCCTGTTGGTGTGGACTACCCAGGAGATTTTTGTTTAACATTTGAAAAAGCAGTATGTGCATGGTGGGTAGGGCGTCAAGATGAGAGTCAAGAGCTATTTACTAAACTCTCTAAGATGTCTTTGCCCGCAGAATATGCCATTCCAGTAAAAAGTAATTTAGAGTTTATGGGCATAGGACAAGAGGTAGTTGAGACTAACTACGATAAGTATTTAACTGATGGCTTTAATAAGGTAGGCGGTTGGGTAGTTAAAACTCTGCCCGAGTTTATGAAAGTTCTTAATGTGGATTGGAACAAAGAAGGTGGCGTTGCAGAAATTGGCGTTTATATGGGGCGCTTCTTCCTTCTTTTGAGAAATATGATTGACACCCTAGAAGACTCTTACGCCATAGATATCTTTGAAGACCAGCATCTCAATAGTGATAGTAATGGCGGTCAAGGCTCTACAGATATCTTTATTGATAATCTAAAAAAGTACGATAATTTTGGCGGAGATAAGGTGCTCATTGTTAAAGGAGACTCTACCTCTGGAAAGATTAAAGCCCACCTAGATATCACAATCCCTGCGGGCTCTATTAGATACTTCTCTATAGACGGTGGTCATACAAAGACTCACACGCTCAATGATTTAAAATTGGCGGAAAAATACGTCAGCGATAGTGGAGTAGTCATACTAGATGACATTACCCACCCACACTGGCTAGGAGTAATGGATGGGTTGGTTGAGTACCTGCGAACTTTCCCAACCCTGGTTCCATTTGCCATAGGCCATAACAAGCTCTTTCTGTGCAAGTACCCCTACCACAGCAAGTATTTAGAGGTAGTAAAAAAAAGCGCCTTTGGAATTGAACTCATTACATTTATGGGATACCAATTATGGGTCTCAGAAAGAGTGTATATCCAATAGTTTTACCCCTACATCAGACCAGTTATAGGGCATA